ATCATCTTCATCATCTTCCATATCAAATTCATTGGTATCAAATTCATCAGCAGCTAAATCGTCTATACCTGATTCTTCTATATCGACCCCATCTAAGTCTGATTCTTCTAAAGAAGGCTCTCCTATTTCAGCTTCGTCAACAAAACTATCCAGTTCAGTTTGCTCTAACTCTGGATCAGCCCGTTCTGAATCGACAATCTCTAAATCAACTATCTGAGAGTCATCCACCTCAAAATCATCTAATGCTGTATTTTCTAAAAATTGATCGATTAAATCATCAAACTTATTTATATGTAGAAGTGATTGAGTGATTTTTAGAGCATCTTCTCTTCTAATAGAACCTTGGAATGATAATATATGTTGTTTTTTTGTTTCATTCTCTTGTATTAAAACTCCAATTTTTATAAAATCTACATCTGTATAAATAAAAGCTTGAAACACTCCATCAATAAAACTTCTTTTAGCTTCTTCTAAAAACCACTCTTCATTGTCTCCTGCATAATAAGAGATATATAAAATGACTTCGTTTTTAGAAATTTCTTTAACTGTATAAAGTCCTCCAAGTTCTTCTAATGCTTGGGCTGGTGTTTGATGTTTTGGAAATTCCTTATTTTCACTTGTAATAGATTTTTTCTGTAGTTCTATCGCTATCCTTTTAGCCTCTTCTTTCTTTTGTTCTTTTAGAAGTGCTATATTTTCATCAAAAACAATTTTATAATTTCCACTATTTCTCACATCTAATTCATTTATATGAGAATAAAATTTTATAGTGAATTTTGCTCTCTCATTATCACACCACTTAACTACTTCTAAAAAAGTAAGGCTAGTGTCTTTTTGATAAGCAAAATCTCCCATACAATCATAATATGGCGTGAGATATTTTCTTTCATTTTCTTTACTCCATTTATTCGCTTGAAACATTTTTTTAATATAGGCTAGTTTTATTTCTTTAGATGACTCTTTATAGTCTCCTAGTGTAAAAAGTTCTTTTGTTTTTGCAGTAACTTCTTTTTTAATAGCAACTTTCACTTCATCTTTTTTAACTTCCTCTGGTGGTTTTTCGCCAAAAATTCCACCTATCATTACAATTGCTACACAACCTATAATTATCTTTTTCTTAGTACCTGTTGTCATTAAAAGCCTTTTATTCTTATGTGAAATTATAACGATATAGAATTGATTAATCAACCTTACTCCTAATACAATAATGTAATTAAAAAATAGAAAGGTTTTAAAATTGGAAATTTCAGTCGCTCGTGACATTCTACCTATGTTTACATTATTGGTTTTAGCAGGTAAATGGTATCACGACCACATGACAGTTAAAGATATTAAAGCCGAAACAAAATTACTAAAAGTGAATTTTGTAGAGATTGAAAAAGTCAATTTAAAGATAATAGAAGCACTCGATAGAACTTATGTATCCAAAGAGTATATTTTTAAATACTTCTTCTCTCGTGAAGATATAGAAGAAAAAATAAAACATCTTGACTCTACTATGAAAACAGAACTCGTACATATAAATAACTCGCTTGAAAAGTTAAGTCAATTAATAGAAAAAAGAAGAGCATAGCAATGATACAGTACGGTCAAATAATCGAATTTAGATACACAACTTTAGGAAGTGGTAAAAAGCTTGAAGTAAAAGTGAATGTAGGTAGAAACGGCAATTGGCTTCCTGTTAAAACTCAAGCTAGTTCTTTTCTAATAGTTCACATACCTGTACGAATTGGCGACCAAGTTATGGTTTTAAATCCTTATGGAGATAATGAAGATGGTTTTGTTATTCGTGGACTTACTCAAAAAGATATACCTCTTCCAAGTGAAGCTGATGAAGATACTTATATATCAAGATTCAATGATGGCACTACTTATATACATAATACAAAAACTAAAGAAATCACTCTAAACACTCCCTGTTCGGTCACGATTGTAGCTTCTAAAGATATTAGTGTAACTACTCCAAAAAATATGACTTTTAAAGCTTCTAAAATTACTTTAGATGGTGAAGTTGAAACAACTAAAAGTTTAAAAGTTGCGAATGAGATTGACGACAAACTTGGAACTGTAACCAATCATCAACATTCTGTAAAAGACCATGCCGTGGCAGTACCAAGATGATTGAAATTATTGATAGCACTTTACCACTTGGCTTAGATGGTTATGCAGTTACTGCAGAGGATAGTTTTAGTGATGCTCTAATGACTATAAAAGGTAGTGTTATCGGTAAACCAGACTATGGAACTAATTTACTAAGACTCAAGCATAGAGAGTTTAACAGTTCGTGGATTATTGACTTTAAAAGATGTTTAAAAGATGCCTGTAAACACGACCCTAGATTGAAGTTTAAAAGTGCTTCTGTAAATGCTAGTAATGTCGGTGCAGGAAGATTTTATTTTGATGTAAATATAGCAACCTGTATAATTAAAGGGGTCGTAAATGTATGAAGATTTAAAGAATAAAATCTCTTCTCTACCAGAGCCTACTGCTTTTAAAATCAAGACTTTTGATGAGTTATTAGCCGAAAATATAACACTAGCAAAGGTTGAACTTAGTACAGATGAGACTGAATGGCTACCTTTAGAGTCAGACCCTTATATGAAAAAACTAAGAGTTTTGACACTTCGCCAAATTCATAACCAAAACGATAAAAGAGAGACTGTCAAACAGTTACTTATCACTACTGCTACAGGTGTTGATTTAGACCACTTAGGAACTGATGAGAATGTTTTTAGAGATGATGGGGAATATCCTTATACTAACTTTGAGTTTACTCTTTTAGTTGCTAGTAGTGAAGATTTAACAATCCCTGCAGGTGTAGTTCTAAATAGTGATGATGATAAGCACAAAGCTCACACCCTTGATGATGTAACTATCTTCGCAGGTAATACAGTAGCTATCTTAAAAGTTGAATTAGAGGACTATGTAACACAGAGCGATGTGAAAACTGAGAACTTAGTGACTGAGCTAACTTTCGGTGTAAAAATCAAACAGCTTGATATTTTCGCAAACGGTGCAGACCTTGAAAGTGATGATAGATACAGACTTCGCATAATCAGTTCAGCAGATAAATACTCAACTGCAGGTAGTTCGGAAGCTTATATTTATCACTCTATAACTGCTGATAGTCGTATAGATGATATTGTCGTTCTTGATGAGAAAGTGCTTGATGTAAATATTTATTTAGCTTCGTTTGAGGGTGTAGATGAAATCATGCTTGACCGTGTTCGTGAAGCTTGTAACTCTAAATATGTCAGACCGATTGGCGACAATGTAATAGTAGCACCTGCTCAAATTATCACTCTGAATTTAACTGCAACTGTAGAAATTTTCGACTTACTAAAACAGTCAGAGATTGACAAAAACATAAGAGCAAATTTTGATAACTCTTTCTTTATCGGTCAGAACTTTGTTGAGAGTGACTTTCTCCGTAAATGTCATATAGACGGTGTATATCGTGTTTATAGTGACTTTGAAGATGTAATACTAAATGATAAGCAGATTATCGTAATAGGTTCTTTAAACCTTATTATTAAAGAGGCTCAGTTATGAGTTTACTTCCAAATAATTCTTCTCTACAAGCTCAAAAGTTTGCAGTTCTACTAGATAACCGTTCACGAGTTGATTATACAGATTTAACTAATGACCCTTTACTTTGTGATATTTCACTTTTATCTCATATAGCACTTATAAAAGGTGCAAATATTGACAATATGATAGAGCATGAAGCTCGTGCTTATTTGAAAACTTTTAGAAGAAAATCAATCGGAACAATTGGTGCAGTTGAAGATGCCGTTAATGTATGTTTTGATGAAGTGGAAATTATTGAGTGGTTTAACGATGACTCTTTATCTATTGGCGAATTTAACATAGAAGTTAGTGCAGTAGATGGCGGTAACTTATACGATATGAGAATTTTTAATCTTTGTAAAAATTTGATTAAAAAATCAAAGAATGTGAGAAGCCAATTAAAAGAGTTAAAACTAAGTTACTTAGTAACAAAGGTGTTAAATATTCATAGTGGTGCAGTCGGAGAGAGTAACTGTATGGCTGAGATGTTAGATGGTTACAAAGAGACTTTAATAGGTTTACAAAAATTAAGCATAGGTGTGGTCGGAGAGACTTCATCTTATGCGAAAATGGAGGTTATATAAATGGTAGGTGGAAGCATAATAACTGCGGACGGGATTAATGCTTTAGCAAATGCAAGTGCAAGTGGTACAAGTGTTAAACCTAAGTATTTTAAATTTAGCAATCAAGATTTAATCCTTGACCCAAATTTAAGTGCTAAAGATATTAACGGTTGGAGAACTCAAAACATAGACCTGTATCAAAAAGTAAATGCTGATACTGTTGAATATGTGTGTGATGTTATCCCAACTGAGGCTACTGATTATACTCGTATTTGTGGTCTTTATTTAGAAGATGGGACTCTGTTTATGGTGGCAAAACCACCTTATCCATTTCCACCAACTCTAAGACAAACTTTTAAAATTCAGATGGTGTATGAGAATGCAACCCAATTATTAGATTTTAAATATTTGTCATTTAGTGAGACTGAGCAGGATTTAAGTTTACTAAATACAAATGTTCAGATGGGACTGTTTAATCTTCAAACTCACGATGATATAGAGAGCATTAAGCAAAGAGCTAGTGCAATCTATGTTAAAGGGGTTGAGGATAAAAGTGAGCTGAATACAAAGATTGATGAAGTTAAAAAAGAGACTGATTTGATGATTGTATCAGTTGAAGAGGTGGCACATTTAGAAGTGCTTAACAGTAGTGCTACTTTGGGAAATCTAATCTTAGATACTCATAAGATAGCAGAAAACATAAGGATTTAAAAAAATGGATTTAAACGCATTAAATCAAAGTGTTCTTAGATTGATTGAGAACGGTACAAAGATAATCTCTTTTCTAAAAGATTTTACAGTTGGTTCGGCTAAAGATGTGAGTATCACTTATATCAATGCAGATGGAAGTACAAGTGTTAGCACTTTTCCAAATATTGCTAAGCAGTATGCAACTTTTGAGAGTTGGAAGAGTAGTGTAATTAGAAAACAGTATATGCCTACAGAGAAAGGGGTATATCGTCCAATCGTTAAATTTACTAGTTCTGAACTTGTTTCATCATTTAGAATGGTCATTACTGGAACAAGTAATAGTTTTGTTTATGGTGGTATTTATGATTTTGTAGGACATCATCCTGCAAAATTTGATTTAGTAAATGTAACTTCTAGTAATTATGGAGATATATCTTTAAGAATTTCTATCGATACTAATGGAAGTGGATTTGTAGAAATTAGAAAGGACTCTGGTAATGATGGTGTTTATAACTTAAGTATTGCATTAATCCCTTATGCAGGTACTGTAATTCATCAAACTGATGAAGTTGTTGTTGATGATACATACACAGTATCAGAGATTAATTTTATAGCTGGAGGGGTGGCTTAATATGAAATATTTTATTGATAAAGATACAGGTGTAGTTGTTAGTTCTGATGAAGATACATCAAACTGTTTAGAGGTTGAGTTTTCTGATGAAGAGACTTTATTAGTTCAAACATCATATAAGCAAAAAGCTTTTAATAATGCAATTGAAACACATTTAGATAGTAAAGCTAAAGAGTCTCGTTATGACAACATGATGAGTGCTAGAAGTTATGCAGGGTATGAAAATCCGTTCCAAGCTGAGGCTCAAAAGTTAGCAGTTTGGGCTTCTAATTGTTGGGTTGTTGCAGGTCAGATTGAAACTGATGTACAGAGTGGTAATAGAGATATGCCAACTATTGATGAAGTTCTTAGTGAGCTTCCAATTTACGAGTAAGGAGTTAGAAAATGGGTGGAGTTAAAGTATTAGAAGTAAGAAGTATAAGTCCTACTGCTGTTGTTATCACAAGTAACACGGTTATTGGGATAGTTGGTACTGCAGTTTTAACAAACACAAGTGCTAAGGTTATTGAGGGTCTAGCAGATACTACTAAAGCAGGGTTACTTCGTTTTAACAATGCTGAGGAAGCGATGGCTGAGTTTGAAGATTGTAAGGGAACTCTTAGAGAGACTATTTATGACATCTATTGTCAAAATGTTAAGTCTCCTATTATTATCTCTCTAGTAGAAATTACAGAGGCTCAATCTTTACTAAGTCATATCACTTTTTATGACGATGCAGGGATAAAGTCAGACATTATTAACAAGCTTACTGCTCTTAAAATGGCTAAGACTGTATGGGCTACTAAAGTTCGTATTCCTCTTGTTGATTGGTTCACACATGATGCGACTATTTTAGATGCACTTACTTCTTATGTTGAGGGAACTCAAACTTTTTCTATTGCAAATATGCATCATGCAGATGTAGGAAACGCAATTGTAGGTTTAGGAACATTAGCAAGTGATAGATACTTGATGCTTCCATTTTATAGAAGAGTCTGGTCTATCTTTGAAGATAAATACCTTCATGCTCCGTACGGTGGAATTATCGCAGGTCATATCGCTTATTGGGATGCGAAAGGTGGAGAGTTTGGTTCTTGTTTTGACCATGCAAACAGACCTATATTTAACATGGGCGATTGTTTAGTTCCTCTTTTTTACCAAGAGGGCGAGGATAGTTGTGGTGTAAATGTTATTACAAACGCAGGTGGTTGTCTTTGTATCAATGATGAAGTTATGGGAAACATTCTTTATAACTTTGAGTCTCCTAAAAACACATCGGACTCACGATTTGGAAAACTTGAAACAATCCGTTTCTTTGACCTAATCAATGAAGAGTCTCAAAAGTCTTTAGTGAAACACAAGCACAGACCTGTAACTGAGGTTCTTGATTTAGCTCTTGCAGACATCGAAGCGTTTTTAGATAAATCTCGTAAAGCAGGTGCAACTGTTGGTTTTGAAGTTTGGTGGTCTGATAGAAATACGGCTACTGATATTTCAGCAGGTATTCTTTATATGGACTATAAAGCTTCAAATAATGTAGGTGTTAGAACAATAGTTCTACAACCAAACGCAACGAGTGAATATTACTCTGTTGAAACAAAGTAGAGGGGTAAGATATGACTAAAAACGGTTTAGGTGCTTCGGCACAGGTACTTACAGGACTTTCTGTTCTAATAGGTGGAAAAAATACATTCGGTTATACGGATGAGGGAACTAAGACTCCAGAGTTTGAGTTTGAAGTTGTAAATGAAGAGAGTACAGGGATTGTTAAGCCACCTAAAATGACTGTTGCGTTTAATGATTTAAGTGTTACTCATATTGCTCATATATCAGCAGGACTTCCTTTTGTGCTAAAAGGAAATATCAGAGTAGATGGCGAAGATAAACCTCTTGTTATTACTGCCTCTGGTCAACTTCATAAAATGGGTACAGATATAAAAGTCGGTGATGCAACTAAAAGAGAGTTTGAAATTCGCTTAGAAACTTACTCAGAAATGGTTGATAGTGTTCCAACGATTGTGTATTCAAGACACCCATATAATTTAATCTTAGGTGGCATTCCGATGGCTCCTGATTTTAGTAAAAACATTTAAAAGGTAAAGCTATGGCAGAAAATAAAGAAATCGAATACGGTACTCAAAAAGTACAACTTTCAAGAGTTTATCCTTTTGGGCAAGTTGTAACAGTTGGTAAAGGTAAAAATGCCAAAGAAGTTACAGAGATAGAAGTTACTGAGTCAAATGGTTTTGATGAAGAGATGGTTATGAAGCAATCTGAAAAAGGTAAAAATGCAGGGTATGTTCAAATATCTATATCCGCAGGTATTACATACGATGATGCTCTTTCTCTAGCAGGTAAAGATGCAAAGAAAATTGCTGAGACTTTAGAGGGTTTTTAACAAGGCTTGGAGGTTCAAAAACCGACAAGCTTGAAGCCTATTCTTTAGTAAGTGAGTTTTTTCTTTTATCTATAAAAGAACAAAAACTCTTACCAATCAAAGAGTGGATAGATTACTACAATGTAGCAATCAAAAAACATAAACAAAAACTTGAATGGATGAGTTTAAACCGTTCATAAAAACAGTCCTACTCTGTAAGTAGGTTGGCTTCGCTGTAAAAAAATTTAAAAGTCCTACATGGCAAGGAAATATTATGACAGCACTTCAATCATTAAATGAAAAAGAACAAAGAGAAGCAGTACACGCAGCACTATTAGCAAAAGGTGTTAAAGTTACTAAAACTTTAGTTGACCAAGTTTTAGATGTTTCTGGCGATTTATTAGCATCTGCTTTAACTCAAGGTATGGCTATTAAGTTTCAAGGTATTGGAACAATTCAGCCAAGTGCTCACAAAGCTACAACTTTCAAAGTACCTGCTCTTGACCCTGTAACTGGTTTACAAATGGTGGTTACTGAACCTGTTACTGATGCTACTACTGGTGTAGTAACTGATGTTCCAGTAATTGATCCTGCAACTGGTCTACCAACTCCTATTTTTAGAGAAGGTGTTGTACCTGCACAACTTAGAGTAACATTCATTGAATCAGACATTCTTTTAGAATCTATGAACTCTGCAGTATTTACTATCTAGTTTCTTGCTCGTTTTCTGCAATAAGAGATTTTTCTCTTATTGCATTTATCTCTTTTTAAAGTTTTTATGTGACAGGTCCAGGTTAAACAAGTGTGACGGATCATAATATTTAAAGTGTGACCCACCTGTAAGAGTTTTAAAAAGGGATTTTTGATATAATCCCGTATCGACAAGAAAATGTCATCTTTATATTTATACCAATAAATTTAATCGCGTGGGAGTCTAGCAATAGATTAGCTTAGTTTTACTAAGTGGGAGTGATATAAAATTAAGAGGTAATGCAAATGTTAGAAATATTATTCGTAGTATCTGCGGTAATTTCTATTATTGCAGGTGTAGTGTATATTTCTGAAAAACTAAACTTAGTTTAGTTATCAGAATGTCATAAGCTTGAGGTCGACAGATTCGGAAAATCTGTTTTATAGAAATGTAAACTGATAGAATTGTTAATTAGAATAGGTCAAAGTTCTTCAAAAACTTTGTTCCGTTAGTGGGAAAAAACCTCTAATAAACTTTTCTTGTCCTTAATTATAACTTCTTTATCTTTAATCTATCTTCAACTCCATATTCCAACACGATTAAAATAATTTACACGTTTGAGTTATTGTTACCGTATAAAACTTTGATTTGATTAGTAAACTTACAAGCACTTTTAATTGACTTTATATCTCTATTCATATTGCTAGAACTTGTTATATCTTTTCTATAAATAAACGCACTATTCTTATCATAAGCTATAGCCACATAGCCCAACCCCTCTAATCCCTCAACAATATCAGATAAATCTTTCGTACTTTCTAATCTAGCTACCATAGTAACTCCTTTATTTTTTAATAGAATTATACTCAAGTATCGTTACATTGAACGATACTGCATGACTTGGCGTTTACCAGAGAGGTTTTCTTTCTTTAGTCTTTTTGTCTTTTTTAGAGTTATCCTCTTTTTTAAATCTATCTTTTTTTTCTTTTTGATTAGGTTTAACTTTTGAGTCTTTACTTATTTTACTGTCTACATTTCTCATGTCGTTCCATCCATCGGCATTAATAATAGTCGCAGACATCATTCCAGCTATTAGAAGTATTAGTATTTTTTTCATTAAATTTCCTTTGATTTTTTCAATTCTATTGTAAAGGAACTTTTGAACTCTTGAAGTTGTAATATATTATTATTCACAACGCCATATTTAGAATGAAAACCTTTATGACACTTATAGCATAATGTTATACCGTTATTAACAAGATATCTTTTGTCTTTACAAGAGCTATAGTTTTCTATATGATGAACATTTAGATTATTACTATTTATAAAGCACACTTGGCATTTAAAACTATCTCTAGCTAGAACAGCTTCTCTGAATATAGTATTTTTTGAGGAGCTTCTATTTCTATCACGATCTTCTTCTGAGAGTTCGATATTGTAATTAAAATGTTTTATTCCTTTTGGAATATTTTCAATTCTACACTTTGTAGAACAAAACATTATATGTCTATCATTTCTTTTATATATTGTAAAGTATAAATTACAATTCTTACATTGTTTTGTTTGAGGTTTAAATCCACCTTTCCCATGTTTAAAACTACACTCTCTGGAGCAGTAAGTAATATTTTTGTATTTACAATTAAATTGTGCCTTCGACTTTAGAATATCTATATTGCAATGTTTACACTTTTTAATTAAATATTCTGTTTTACTTTTTCTATATGTTGGTAACCATGCATAGAGACACTTTTTAGAACACAGATGATGATTAGCATTCATAAAAACTGATTTAGTTTTATAGAAATTATTTTTACAGTATTCACATACAACTTCAATTTTTGTGTATAGTGGATTATCTTTCCCCCTTTTTTGATTTTTACCTTTACTCTTATTGAGAATAGAATTTGCACACACTACAGAACAAAAAATCCTATTTTGTCTTGATTTTATAGCCACAAAAGGGGTACTGCATTTAATACACAATTTAGTAATTCTTTTTTGTTTATCATTTCCATAGCATTTTTGAGAACAAAATTTACTTTTAGGAATTCCATTATATTCATCTTTACAATACTCACAAACTTTTAAAATCTTTTTATATGCCATTACTTACTCCACTGTTTCTTACTACTAAAAGAGAGATAACATCGCTTAGAGCAAAATATATCTTCTTTTGTAGGAGGTAACACAAAGAGAGGTTTATTGCAGTTTGTGCATCTAGTTTTAGCTGATTTAGGATTTTTCTTTTTAAACGCCATTGTTCAAGCTCGTTAAAACTTTGATGTGTTTTTTTATCTCTCTTCTGCGTTTCTTTTTTAATAGCTTAGTTTGAACATAAAAGAAGTCAGAGAGTAGTCTGCGTTTGATGTAGTTTAGTTTGCTTATATCGTTGAAGTTGGTTAAGAAGCTATAAGTTTGTCTTTCATTCAAGTAAACGCCATAAGAGCCGTTAGATTCATCTATAATGGTATTTCCATAGTGTTTAAGGTTGTTGTCTTCATCTGATAACATCATTTTCATTTCATTGGCGTTTAGTTCTAGTATAGTTGCTAGTGAGTGGGAAGATATAACAGCAGTCTGGTTAATCACTTGGATTATATTATCTTTGTTTTTCAATTTTTTACCTCTTTTAGTTAGATGGTAAAAGTATAATAGAATAAAGCTTAAATAATACCCATTGGGTATTATTTAGAGTATTTTTCTTTTAGTTCTTGGTTAAGTTTTCTAACTTCTCTTATAAAATCAATAGACTTATAAAAGTGATTTGGAATTTCTCGTGAGCCTTCACTCCATTTTCTGATTGCACTCGTACTTACTCCGATTTTTTCAGCCAATTCTATCTGAGTACATTCAAATTCCTTACACACATCTTTAATTATCTTATTTTGTTCTTCTTTCATTTGAGTCCTTTTTCTATCAGAATTATAACTATAAAAATATTAACCTCCTATTTTATGGGAATAAGTAGGTTTTTATGTTCTTATGTTTATATGTCAATTAGTATATACAGTATTATAGTATTACACTAATTAAACGAACCTTTTATAAAATCTATATTGATTAAACAACCTTAAAAAAGCCATTATCTAATTAATGTAAGGAATATATCAATAAAGAGGTTTTTATTCATATGAATTGATTAATCAACTTCTAATATGCCAATATTCAATAAATGTAAGCAATACACCAATTAGGAGGTTTTTATGGGATTAGGTTCGGTGAGTTTGAACATGTTTTGGTCACCTAGTATTTCGGGATCAAGTTTTTTACAGGCAAGTATGGGAAAAATAAATACTTATGCTACAAAATTAAATAAAGTTAAGATATTAGGCGGTACAAAATTCCCTCTTCTTAATAGAAATATGAAACAACTTAATAATTCCCTTGGTGGTATTCGTTCTCAAGTTGGGAAAATTTCAGCTAACCCAATAAAGCTAGATATAAAAAATCAAGGTTTAAAAGAAGCTCGTAAAGATATTACAGCGATTGGTAGAGAAGCCAAACAATATGCTTTCTATACTAAAAAAGCAAATGAAAATCTTAATATGCCTATTAAAAAATTTCCTAATCAATCAGTGCCAAATACTAGACAATCAAAATCTACAAATACAAAAGGTGGTAGTGGTTCAATAGTTGGTGCTTTAGGAATAGCTACAGCTATAGTTTTACCATTTAAAGCAAGTATTGATTTTGAAAGTAATATGGCTCGTGTTGGTGCTTTAGCAAATGTAGATAAAAAATCAGTAGAATTTAAAGCTTTAAAAAATATAGCTTTAGAACTCGGTAGGGAAACTGAGTATAGTGCAGTTCAAATTTCTAAAGCACTTCAATATACTTCTATGGCTGGTCTCAGTGCAAACGAATCAATCGCCGCAATGCCAGGTCTTTTGAATTTAGCTACAGCAGGTGCTACAGATTTGGCAACAACTTCAAATATTGCAACAAATATATTAGGTGGTTTTGATTTTAAAGCTACAGATGTAATTGATGGTATGAACGCAATGACTTATGTGTCTGACATTATGGCTAAAACTTTGACAACTTCAAATGTAGATATGCAAATGTTAGGAGACACTATGAAGTATGTATCTCCTATTGCAAAAAAAGCAGGAATGAGTTTACAAGAAACTTCTGCAATGGCTGGGCTACTAGGAAACATAGGTATTAATGGCTCTCAAGCAGGAACAACTTTAAAAAGTATGTTGTCGCGTTTAGCCGCACCACCAACTGCGGCAAGAAAGGCATTAGATGAACTTGGTCTTTCAACAAAAGATTTACAGGGGAATTTAAAGAATATGCCTCTTCTTCTAGCAGAGGTGTCAAAAGCAACTGTAGGAATGGGTAACGCAGACCAGTTGAAATATATGTCAAAAA